CTCCAGTTATTTCTTGTATTTCACTTGCTATTGTTGATGTTGCCATATATTATTTATTTTGTATATATAGGGGAGCCGAAACTCCCCCATATATTGTTTATTTTAGATTAAACTAGTTCTACACTAACTGCATCTATTCTTACTTCGTTATCAGCATGAGCCACACTCCAATCAACATTAAGAGCTACAGGAATTGCAGCTGTAATATCTTTTGAAGATAAATTAGTAGCTCCAATAACATGAGTAGCTCCTAAAGCATCTGTTCTAATTTCAGAAACAGCTGTCATAGTAGTTGCACTTGTTACATGAACATCAGCCCAAGCATAAACTATATCACTATCAGCAACATCAAGCGCTGCTCCAGTTGCTATAGCCGAACCTGCGAAATTAAGAATAGGTGTTAAAGTGTCTGTACTATTACTATCTACAACTGTACAAAAAACTTTAATTCTAACAATGTCACCTATTTCTAATTTGTTAGCTGGTATTTGATAAGAAAATAAATCAGCAGCGTCAGTAGAGTTTTCATGTTCACGAAGCGTTCCTGCTTCAGAAAACAATTTTTCACCTATTGAATTGTCTAGTTTATTTTGTCCGTATAAGGGATTAGCCATAATTGAACCTCCTATTTCCAGACAGCGTGGGCTTCAGGCATCTTCCATTCCATCCCAGCTTCTGTTTGAATTAAGTCAACCCTACGATCAACACCACTATTTTCAAGAGTCTGAACTCCAACGTATACTGCAGTATCACGATTCAATCCGTTACCTACCAATGGTCGGTATGCACATTGTGTCATGTTAATTGCAAGTATCTTAACTCCAGTACCATCTAAGTGAATGTTTCTTACTAGATTCATTGCACCATAAGGAGTCATAACCTGAGTTACATCTAATCCATACACTTGCTTTTTACCTGCGATACTAAAGTCTGCACGGCCAAGAGAATTACTTCCATCACTAACTTTAGAAACATTAGCTGAAAAGTATCCACTTAGTTTATGCATCCAATTGTATGTTTCAGTAGAACACATGAATAGAGTCGCATTTGCATTATTGTAACGAGGATCAAGAAAGTTACTCATGTCATCAAGAAAATCATCTTGAGACTTAGAACCAGTTCCACCAATACCAGAACCATCAAAGATATTACCATAACTAGTAATAAAACTAACAGCACCTTCTGTGTATTGAGCTCCATCATTATCAGTTCCTTGAGAACCAAACAATAATGCTTGTTCGATGTCAAACTTATGCTCGATTAACTTAGTTCTCCAAATCCTTGCAAATTCATTTGGTTCATACTTAAGAACAGTTGCTCTTGTAGTATTATCCATTGCCATTGCAGTTTTGAAGATCTGAGTTAGACCAAACGCAGTTGAGAAAGGTTGATCTTTCCAACTTTCAGGATAACCTGAACCTTGAGAATGAGCAGATCCAACAACGTAACATCTCTTCTTTTCAAGATAAGAAGCTATTGACCTAGATGAAATATCTACAGCGTCAAGAGCATTATCGTGAGCTACATAAGAAGAAAGTGCAAAATCAGCACTCGCAGAACCTTTACTAACTACTTCTGTTTTTAATATAACTGCATTAGATACAGATGAGCTATCTACAGATAATACTTTAACTATTAAGTAGTCATCTGGAGTAGTTGCTTCATCATTAGCCGCATCATCTTCCCAATCACCTATAACCTCACTTCCTTTAAATGTAGTAAGATAAGGAATCTTTACAACTGCATTTGGAAGAAAGAACTGTGGTTGAGAACCTGAAGAACCCGGAAGTACATCAGAACCAGTTTGACCATATATTGTTTGAATATTGCCTGCAGATTTATAATCTCCAATCATACAAAAATAATATATATCACCAGCGTCTACATCTCCATGAGTTACAGTTGCATCTGTTCCAACCATTGTAGTAGGAGCAGATTGTCCATGATTTGATACATAAGCGTATCGTTTGTGATAAGAAGATCTACGTTCAGTAAATTTGAACTCCGGATCATCTGTTGGTTTTTTGGCGACTTGAGAAACAAATCGGAAGAAAGGATCTTGCGCTATTGAAAGTTCAGAAATCCTATCCCCAAAATTATATTTTCTTCTAAGGTCACCTGTGTCTTTTGAAGTACCATCATTCCACGAAGCCGTGTCATTAAAAGTACCTAAGCCAAATACATCAGCCATTTTGTTACCTCTTTATTTTGAGTTAATGGCTAACAATATATTTTCTATATACTGAAAGCCTTTTCTAGTTCATTACCAGAACCCAAAATCGTATCAAAAACTGAATCATCAGCAGATTGCTCAACTGGAGTGCTACCTTGCGTTGCAAGTGTACCCGGTTGTTGTTGAACTTCTCGCATTTTGTTATGAATTTCTTGTCTTGTAGAATCAGCTATTTTCTCATCCCTATTCTTTCTATTCATCAAGTAATATATATCTTCAAGCTCTAAAGACTTTGATTTAGCAAATTCAGTAAAGTTTTTCCATTCATCATCAGACATTTCCATCTTTTGTTTGAATTGAGCTTCTTTAGCCATTTTTGCATTTTCTGTCTTTTGAGTTTGCAATACATTAGAAAGACGACGCTGTACTACACCATCGATTGTCGCTCCCAATACTTTTGCAGAATCAGAATCAGGTTGAGAAAAAGCCTCATCTGGATCAAAAACAAAATCTTCATCTAAATTTAGTTTTTCATTCATTGATTGTGGGGTCTGGCCTCCACCCTCAAAATAACTCCTCACATGAGAAATTAAATTAGGGTCTTCTCGCATAGCATCAAGAATCGGCATATAAGGTTCTATTTCGGCAAGTTTGCCATTTAACCTTTTAGCTTCTCTACTTGAATCGCTATACCTTTTTTGTAAAGTATCTAATTCATTATTAGGTACTTCGTTCTGAACTTCTGCATTAGGGCTCGTCTGCGTGTTACGGCTTTGTTCCGAGGTTGTTTGCGAAGGTCTATCTAATATACCACCATTGACCTGATTATCTAATTCTTCAAAAAAATTATCAGATGTCATTCCCATGACGGCATCTTGTACGCTTTTACTTTCGGGGGCTTTATCAGCGTTACCTACTTGTTCTGACATACTATCTCCTATTTTAAGGTTGTATTAATTTAGCAAATAAAAATCATAAGATACAAGTCTTAAGATTTCTCATTTTTACTTACATCTTCTTTTACTAATTTCATATCTGCTTTCATTTTGTCAAATTCAACTTTCAACATTCCTCTTAAGAGTTTTTGTTGAGCTTCAGTTTCCAAAACATCTTTTCTTACTTCCATTGACGCATCTCCAACTTTCATTTTAATTCCAGCTTGGACTAATTGTCTTTGTAATGTTTCTATTGCACCATCTTTATCTTTGACTATCTCTTGCATAGATTGTAACTGACTTTGCATTTGAGATACCATAGATTTTCTTTCCATAATTTTTTCTTTATTTCTAATGTCTGTTTCAGATAACATTGCTACATCATCTATAAGACCAGCTTGATACCATTTAAAATATTCTTCTAATAATGCCCATCTATTTAATGGTAAGGTTGCTCCAGCTATTATTCTAACATCAAATCTAGCAGATGCATAATCTTTATATTTTCCTATTGCTTTTCCATAATCATTATAAAGACTAACATTAATTCGTACTTCTTTTTCTTCTTGAGCGTTTCCAGCATTTGGTTGAACTATTCTAAATACTTTTTCAATATTGTAATGTTTTTGTGCCATCATTTGAAAGACTTTACCTACATGCTCTAATGAGGGTTCTACAATACTATTCATCCAAGCTTTTAATCTTCTTGTTCCAAACTCATCATTAGCAAGTAATCCTCTATATGTTTCAGCTTGGTCTTGAGAAAACCCCATCATTGCAGAAGGAACTCCACTTATATATTCTGCATCTGCTTTACCTTGTTGCACAACTGTAAAAAATGCATTATTAATAGGAGCTGGTTGAATTGGAGTAGGCGGTTTAAAACCCGGTCTGTATTTTAACAATGCTCCGGGAGAAGAAGAGTATTTTTCCCATTCATCTTCAGGTACAGAACCCTCTTCATACATCCATCTAAGATTAGAGGATAAATTTGCATTGTGTAGCATTATTTGGTGTGCTTTATTTATTTCTTGTTGTTTACCTATTAATGGAGTAACTGCACTTAATGGAAAAGGACTTCCTGTATACATATAAGGAATAGGAACTATTGGATATTCACTAATAGGTATTATTTGCTCAAATAAAAAAACATCATCTCCTGCACTACAAGTTTTAACAATTCTATTTTCATAAAATTCTATAGAATCTATTATGTTCTTTTTAAATTCTTCATCTTGTTCAAATTGTTTATATTGGGATTCTGACAATACTTGCTCTTTAACAATAGT